GTCGTAAGCGGACCAGAAATCACTTAGAAATTTTACCGTGACCGGAGGAGCCATGAACACGGACGCCACCGAGCAGCATCCAGAGCCCCAGCGTTTCGTCACGTCGCCCCACAACCGGCCGCGATGTCCGGTGCATGGCGAGCGGCTGCACGTTCGCAGTAGCGTCGGCCGCGTGGCATACCTGCGTTGCCCGGTGAATGGCTGCGACCACGTTGACAAGATGGCTCGCGAAGTCCTGCAGGATCAGCCCTGACTTTATTGCGTTATACAAAAGTGGACCGGCTAAACATCGGTTCAGCCTGTTACTATTCGGGGGATGGCGTTTCGTCCAACCCGAAAGGCAGGTGATCCGTGAATCTCGCCAAACTGTCTCTATCAGTTCTGGTTGTCTTTTCTCTGTTTGTGCCGCACGCTGTGGCGCAAGTCGGCAAGGATTCAGGTCTGTGGGAGTTTGTTGACTGTGAGCCGCAGCTGGTGACGGCACTGGTCGTTGTTCGCGGCGATACCAACGGTGGCACCGGCACAGGGTGCATCGTCGACGCTGGCGAGTCTCCTGCGGTTCTGACGGCCGCACACATCGCCGACGGCAATCAGTCGTTTACGGTCAGCTTTCACGACGGCAGCACCAACAAGGCCACCCTGCGTGGCAGTGACCGTGAGGCCGACGTGGCTGTGCTGAACTGCAACATGCCGGGCGGCTGTAGTGTCCTCGAAGTCGTCGATGCTGCGGAAGGCGACGAGGTTCGTGTCTGCGGGTTTGGCGGCGGTCAAGGACTGCGGTGCTTTAAGTCCAAGGTGGCAGCGGTCGGCGAAAAGTCGATGGTGCTGTTTAGCTATGCGATTCCTGGCGATTCGGGTGGTCCAGTGGTCAACGCCGCTGGCAAAGTTTGTGGTGTGGTCAGTGGCGGCAGCGTCTGGGCCAAGAAGAAGGTGAAAACCGTGGCAGGCACCGTTCACAGCGTCACAGCCCCGATTCGTGCAGGACTTGCCGGTCGAGTCCGGCAACTTCTCAACCGGTAGACAGTGCGACAGCGGGAGGGCTGACGGATGGCCAAACAAGCTACGGAAGGCAGCCCGCTTTTGACTTACGAGGCGGACGAGACAGAGGGCAGAAAAGCGTTTTTAAGTGGCCAGCCATCAGCGGCCTGTCCGCATCCGCCAGGTCAAGGCGGAAACATGCGGCGGCTGGCGTGGCTAAGAGGTTTTTACGACGAACAGTATGTGAAGCCGCATCAGCGGCGAAGGTGGTTTGAATGAATGACTTAGTGACGAGGTTCGTGCGTGTGGCGGCGTCCAGCGTCTGGGCGTGGCTGGCGGCGTTCCTGCTGCAGTATCTGGGCGTGGCGTTTACGCCTGACCAGTCGCTGGCCGTTGAGGCGGCGATGATCATCATCCTGACCGGGCTGGCCAATGCCGGAATCGGCCTGCTGGCCAAGCGGTGGCCGATGCTCGAGTCGCTGCTGCTGGTCAAGGTGACGCCGCACTATTCGGAATCAAAGCGATGAGCAGCGAGTGGGTCGGGCTGATGCTGTTGGCGTTGATTCTGACGGGCATGCTGAGCGTGCTGGCTGAAATTCACGGAGGGCAAGATGACGTTCGCTGAACTGCTGGAAGACAAGGCAAAGAACGAGCCGCTGCACCGGCGAATCGGCCTGCGGTGGTTGGCGCGGCGTTGCCGACGCGACCCCGATTTTGCGGCGTGCATTGAAGAGGAAGTCGCCAATAAGCTGGCAACGCATCAGGCCAACATCGACTGGTCTAAGGTCGACTGGGCCAAGGTTCTGGAAATCGTGCTGCTGATCCTCAAAGCCTTTTCGGTGGTGTAATGCGTAACAAAACAACCGCCTTTTTCGTTACGGCCTGCCTGCTGCTTTGCGGCCTTGTGCAGGCACAGGTCGAGACGACCGTCACACGCAAGAAGGCACTGCTGGGCGTGACCAATCCGCAGGTGCAGGGCAACCGCATCCTCGTCGGCGATGATAGTAACGTAAGCGTTACCGATGTCGTCCTGCTCGAGGTCCGCAGCGATTACAAGTTCCAGCGGGTTAAGGCACGGGTCAGCGGCAACCGGGTCGAGCCTGAAAAGCTGGCTGATAATGTGTACCTGTTTGCCGGTGCCGGTTCGTATGTGGTCGAGGTAACGGTATTCGACCCCGACAAAGGCATCGACGACGCTGAAATCAAATTCGACATCGGCGGAAAGCCAACCCCACCGAAACCTCCCGAGCCGACGCCGGATCCGGAGCCACAGCCGGAAGTCGTCCCCAACGATTACGGCGTCGGCCTTTTAACTTACCAGCAGGCACCAGCCGACATTCCAAACGCTACCAAGTTTGCCAAGGTGTACCGCGACGGGGCTGGCAAGCTGTTCGGCACTGGCGGACTCTCAACCGTGGACAGGATTCTGGCGGACATTGGCGCTACGGTCGCCGGTCGTCAGTGCAGCGACTTAGGCAAATGTGAGGCGTGGGGAAAATGGAAGCTCAATCTGGATGAGGCGATGAAGGCCTCGCAGGCCAAGCGTGGCAGTTTCAGCCGCGAGGACTGGTTCAAAGCACTGACGGAAGTGGCGACGGCACTGGAGGCACGGGCCAAGTGAGCAAAAGCAAACCGACTAAAGACATGACGCCGGGCCGGATGGGTTACGCCTTCGACTGGGAACGCCTGGACGAACTGGAGGACCGGGGCAGCGAGGCCGAGCTGGTCCTGCAGCACTACCGGGACGCCTTCCCCAAGTTCAACACGCAGGCGGACCCGCTGGGCCTGCTGAAGGTGTTTGACCAAGGCCAGCAGGGCAGCTGTGCCGGAAACGCACTGGCGCAGGTGTTCAGCATCTGCTACTTCTTGGCGACTGGTCGGCACGAGACGTTCAGCCGTTCGGCGGGCTACTATCTGGCACAGAAGAAGGACGGCATCAGCGGCGACAAGGGCAGCACACTCAGCGGCGGCCAGTGGGTCGCAACCCAGCACGGGATATGCCTTGAGTCCGACTGGCCTTATCCGCAGCGATACAACCCAGCCATGCCGCCAAGTGCAAACGGCAAATTCAATTTCAAGCTGCAGGCCACCAAGCCACTCAAGGACATCGACGCCATGCTGGCGTGGCTGGATTCCGGACTGCCGATTCAAACCGGCCTGACTTGGAACAGCACCTGCGACCAAGAAGTTGTTTCCAATTATTCATCCCGATCCGGTGGCGGACATTCGACGGTGTTCTGGCAACGGCGAGCCAGCGGAAACATCGTCAACATCAATTCGTGGGGGACGCGGTGGAATGGCGACGGCGTCCACGAATGGACGATTGACAGCGTCAAGGAGGCTCTCAGAGCCCGCTGGACGGTGTTTATCGGTTACGCACCGGACGGGATGAGTTTTCCGACACCGAAAGTCATTTCCTGAAAGGTCATCGCCGTGACTGATTTGAGCTTGATTGGAGCCTTGACCGTTGCCGTTGGTTCGCTGGCTGGAGCGACGACCTGGATGTTTCGCTGGTTCGTGACGCAGTTCGACGAACTGAAAAAAGAGGTCATCACCTGCCGCCAAGACCGGGAAAATCTTTGGGTGCGGATTACACAAATTAACGACCGACTAGATTCAAAGGAGTAAGCTGTGGCCTTTTACGATAAGACGATCACGATTGCCAACAACGGCACAACGACGGCGGCAGTGGACACCGGCCTCGTCAGCAGTTTCAGCACGACGCAGCTTGTTGCCGTCACGTTTCCGGCGACGATGACCAGCACGGCGCTGACGTTTCAGCGAGCGACGACGGAGGCAGGCACGTATACGGCAATCCGCGAAGTTAGCGGTGCGTCGGCTTATTCAATCACAGTTACGGCCAGCGTGACGGTTCCGCTGGACCATCGGGTGTTTGTTTGTGCCCCGTTTATCAAGCTCGTCGCTGGCAGTGCTGAAGGTGCTGAGCGAACGCTGACGCTGCATTTCCGAGAAGTCGGCTAATGCAAGCCTTCTGTGCATGCGAAATCGAAACCAGCGACCAGCCGCAGCTGATGGCAGCGGCCAAGGCCAAGCCGCGTCAGTTTAAGTTCCAGCTCGTCTACGGCAATTACCCCGGCTTTGCCTTCAAGGGAATGAACAACGCACAGACGGTCGGCATTATTCGCAAGGCGATGGCTGACCTCTCGAAGGTGTCTGGGGCGAAGTTCGTCCAGTCGAGCAGCAAGCCCCACGTCCGGTTCTATTTCATGAAGCAGGTCACCTACAACGCCATCGGCGTCTACATGGGAGACGGCAAGATTTACCTGTCGCAGTCTCGGCCAATCACGGCTCCGGTTGCAGGCATCTGCGTCCAGCACGAGGTTGGGCATTACCTTGGCGTCAAGGCCAGTCCAGCCGCCGACAAGTGGGGGCATTGTCCCGACAAGGGATGCGTGATGAACATCAACGGAACTGGGCCAGTGTGGTGCGGCCGATGCCGTGGTCAGTTGGTCGCCAAATACGGAGCTAAGTAGATGTCCCTGCTTCTTCTGATGGGTGATTCCACTCCGAGCATCGGTTCGCTGTTTGCCAACAACGAAGCCGGTCTGGCTCTCGACGTTGGCGACCGGTATGGAGCGTCTGAGAGCAAGCGGACTTGGCGGCGGAATTTGCTGACGTATAGCGAGGGGACAGTTGCTCAGTTGGGTGTATCGAGCAACGTCACGGACGCAGCGTCAACGATTTCAGGGTTTGCAAATTCGATTGCATTCGCGGACAACGCCAGCCAGCGGTTTGCTTATAAGGTCCTCGGGTTGACTGTCGGACAAACGCATACGTTTTCCGTTTATATGCAGATGGATGACGCTTCTATTCCTGTTCCGGGAGCAACAACAGGTACTGGAGATTTTTCTTTAATCGTAAATTCCTCTATTCAATCAAGCGTAAGCGTTCAGCTAATCTCAGGCTCTCTTTATCGGGTGTCGGCAAGTGTTGCTGGAACAACTACGGCCGGAACAAACTTTGGTATCATAAAATACACCGGCCAAAGCAATAAAACTTTTCGTGTAACTGGTTATCAACTCGAACAGTCCTCCACCCCCACCGAATACCAGCCCATCACCGATTTCAACACCGAGTTCAAAGCGGCCTACCCAACGCACAGCCTGTACCAAGACTCTAACGGCGTGACCCCGGCAGTATCACCGGGCGACCCTGTCGGCCTGATTCTCGACACGGCACGGGGCGGGCTGGATAACTTGGGTCCAGAGTTGGTGACTACTTCTGTCCCGGCGACCGTGTTAAACGGAACGCCTTTTCTTTCAGGTGCAAGCGTAGTTGCTGGAAAAGCATACAAGGTAACGTACTCAGTAACTGAGAACGCTGGCTCTGTTTCAGCATCGTTTCGCGTTGGGCTTAGTGCAAGTTTTGTTTCTGGTCATACAATCGCGGCTGGATACACCGGAACTCGCACTGTTTATTTGATAGCAACCGCACCCGGGGCGTTAAATCTCTACTCTGATGCGGCAGGTACAGATTTAGATTTATCATCCATCTCCGTCCGCGAAATCCCCGGCAACCACGCCTACCAGACAACGAGCGGCAGCAGGCCAGCCTTGGCACGGACTCCCGATGGGGGACGGCGGAATCTGCTGGCGTATAGCGAAGCGACAACTGGAGCGACTTCTGGCTCGCCGGGTACTGCTCCGAGCGGGTGGTCTGCTACTTCGCCTGTCGGAACAGTTGCGACTTCAGTTTCAAGCAACGGGTTACGGGTAACAATTTCAACTGGTGGATATTCTCTTTTTCAAACGATTAGTGTTGCAGCAAATACCACATATTGTTTTTCTTGTATTTGCGATGTTGACACGGCGACAGCAATACATCAAATGTTTGAGTTTATTGCTTTTCCTGCTGGAGCAACTGTCACTAAATTTCAGGATGGAGTTGCTTTATCAGCGTTTCAAGCGGTTTCGGTAAGGAACAACACAAAACTTGAGCTGGTATTAGCTGTTGGGGCAACTGCCGGGACGGTGCAATGCCGTTTCGGTGGAGGTATTAACGTCCAGAATGACAATATGGATGTTACGTTTAGGCAATTTCAGTTTGAGGTTGGCTCGACGCGAACCGCCTACCAAAAAGTGGGCCTGACCTCGGACGTAACCGAATCCGGCAAGCGAGATTGCTGGGGGCTGCTTTTTGACGGCTCGGACGACAGTTTGCAGACGGCCAGCGTGGATTTTTCGGCCACCGATAAAATGACCGTGATGGCGGGGGTGCGGAAAAATAGTGATGCCAGTCGCGGGATTGTGGCTGAATTAGGAACAGGCAACGGCAGGTTTGTTCTTGAGGCTCCCGATTTTTCAGTAACAAGCGTCTATCGGTTTAGCTCAGTCGGGACAGCGGCTGGTAATGCTGTTGCTTCTGGTTTTGCTGCCCCCATCACAACAGTTATCACAGGGCAGGGTGATATCGGCGGTGATGTGACGCAAATAAGAGCAAACGGGGCTATTGCTCAAACGGATTCCACTGACCAAGGAACCGGCAACTACGCTAACGCTGCAATTTCTATCGGCCAACGAATCGGAAACTCGTTCCGCTTTAACGGCCTCATCTACACGCTCATTGTACGTGGAGCGACAACGCCGACCGGGACGATTGCAGACTTCGAGAAAAACTTGTTGCGACTTCGTGCTGGACTGGGGCCGTTCTAATGAGCCAAACACTCTGGACCTACAGCATCGTGATGATTGCACCAGCCGCAACCAAGGACGGGGCCAACGCGATTGCGGAAGCTCTCGGACATGGGCCGAACAACTTCTCCGCGACGTTATCGGCTGACGGGCAAACCATCACCCACTACGGTTGCCGAACACAAGCACAGCAGAGCTTCGTGGACTTGCTGGCCGGAATGGGACAAGGTGAGTTTCCGCCAATTGAGGGAGCAAACCCGCGAGTTATTGAAGCGATTCTTGCCAGCCTCATCATCGACATCCAAGACGGGGCAGACGGTGCGACGCATTTTAACGCAGTGCTGGAAGCGAACGGGCTGACGAGGTTTGAAGTGGTGGAGGAGGTCGTTTGACCTTTGGCGAAACAGGCACAGACCAAGGCGAAGGTCAGTGATTAAAACAGCGATGAAATACAGCGGCGAGCAGCAGTCAAAACAGGCACGCTACGCCGAGCGAAAACAGCTTGAGCGGAACAGCATAGTTATTCCGCCACCGGTCGACCTGCAGAGACGGCGAGCTTTGCTGGCCGACCCGGTGGCGTTCTTAAAATACTACTTTCCCGACCGGTTTTGGTCGCCGTTTGCCGAGTACCAAAAGGAGATGATTCAGCTGATCGTTGACGTTGCGGAGTTCGGCGGCGACCAAGCAATCGCGGCACCTCGCGGCGACGGCAAGACGGAAATCACCAAGGCAATGATCGTCTATCTGATTTGCCGTGGGCTGGTGCGGTTCCCGCTGGTCATCGCTGCCAGCGGCACGTTCGCCAGCCGCATCTTTGACGACATCAGGCGGCACTTCGACAGCAATGAAAAGCTGATCGAAGACTTCCCCGAGCTGTGCGTGCCATGTGCGGCACTGGAGGGAACGCCGCAGCGTGCGGCCAAGCAGTCGCACAACGGCAAGCCAACCGAGATTCAGTGGTCCAGCAATCAGGTCGTCTTCCCCAAGATTGACGGACTGCCGCCGACCATTAAGGGCGAGCCGTGGCACGAGGGCGGCGTGAGCATTTATTCGTCCGTCTGCATGGCGTGGGCCGGAATGGACTCCGCCATCCGCGGCATCAACATCCGTGGAAACCGTCCCGACTTCGTGCTGGTCGATGACCCTGAGACACGGGAGAGTGCATTCCACGAGAACCAAGTCGAGACGCGGGACGTGATCCTGAACCGTGACGTGGCGGGGCTGGCCGACGGGCGAAAGCGTCTGAGCCGGGTCGTGCTGTGTACCATTCAAAACAACCGCTGCCTCGCCGAGAAACTGACCAACCAGGCGAAAGCACCAAGCTGGAACGGTCGCCGGTACAGCGGCGTGCGTCAGTGGCCGGAGCGGGCCGACCTGTGGCAGCAGTACATTGACCAGCGCCAAGACGACCAGCGAAACGGCGACGGGTGCGGACTGAATGCGACGGCGTTTTATCTGGCCAACCGCGAAGACATGGAACGCGGCAGCGAGGTGCTAAACCCAGAACGCTACAGCCGGGCGATGACCCGCGAAGGAAATCAGATTGAACACACGGCCTTGCAGTCGATCTACAACCTGATCAGCGACAACGGGCTGAACTACGTGCTGACCGAAATTCAGAACGCACCGCCGGAAGAGGAGCAGGCCGAGACGCTGGGACTGACCGCTCACAAGGTCGCCAGCCGTGTAAGCGGGCTTGAGCAGCACGAGCTGCCAAAGGTGGAGGACGTGAAGATCACCGTCGGGCTGGACCTTGGCAAATACTACAGCCACTGGACCAAGATCGCATGGTTCGGCAATGCAACGGGCGTGGTCATCGACTACGGCGTGATGGAAACGCCAGGCATGCAGGCGGCGACCGATGCACAGGCGGTCGAGATTGCGCTGCTGCAAAGCCTGCTGCTGTGGCGAACGGACATCATGGCCAAGAACCCGCCGGACTTTTGCCTCGTCGATTCGGGCGATTATTCGCCAGCTGTGTACGAGTTTATCCGCCGAGTGGGCGGGACGCCGTTTGCAGCGTCCAAGGGCTACGCCTCGAGCAAGTTTCACCACGGCACCGAGTCGCCGACCCGCAGACTGTTCGATCACGTCTTCGCCAACCATCAGCCGCAGGAACGCATCTGGCTGTACATCATCGACGTGGAACACTGGAAGGGCTGGCTGCAGGAGCGGTTTCTGACTGCCACATTTAACGAGGCACACCAGTTCAACGACGGCAGTCTGAGCCTGTACATCGGGCACGACAAGAAACGGCACATGGCATTTTCCCATCACATCGTCGCCGAGATGCGGGAGGAGCAGTTTGTGCCGGGCAAGGGCGTCGTGCGGAAGTGGAAGGAACTAAGCAAGAACAATCACTATCTGGATTCGGCGGCGCTGGCATGTGCGGCGGCCGGGTGTCTCGGCGTGCGGCTGATTCCGCGAGTTACCGCCGACCAGATGCAAAAGGCAATCGCAAGATCGGAAGCGAAACCAGCCCAGCGTAGTCGTCCTGGCATCGTCGCCAGCACGCCGCACGGGCAGGCGTTTGTTGCAACTCAGAGGACGAAATAATGGCGAAGTCGAAGAAGATGGAACTGCCAACAGTTGACGAGGCACCAGTAGGCGGCGTGGAGCAGCTGCGAGGGTACGACATGGCGGCGGAAGTCCTGACGCAGTCGGCGGCAGTTCCGGCCGTCACCAGCCGAACGCTGACGATTCCGCTGGCACAGATTGCGTTCGGCTACCTGCCGCGAGTGTGCGACGTGCGGAAACTGACCGGCCGACAGTCGCAGGCACTGCGGCAACTGCAGGAGGCGCTCTGCAGCAAAGGGGCAACGCTGGCCAACGGAAGCCGCATCAACAATCCGGCCAACGCCATCAAGTGGCTACTGGAAACGATCTCGGGCTAATGCTACGGAAAATCCGTAACTTTCATCGGCCGCTTTTCTCGCAGCGTCAGTGGCGTCGGCGGCTACCATTGCGGCATGACCACCTACGACCTCGCAACTGTCGAAAGCGACTTGCTGGACTACTCAGATTTTGAGGAAGTCGGCAGCGTGAGCCGCGCGAAGAGCTACATCACGGCAGCCAATCGCTGGCTGACAATCGTGGCGGCCAGTGCGTCGAATCAGGGCAGCAGCCTGACCCGCAACGTGCAGCAGGTCATGCAGATGCTGGCTCGGGCTCAGTCGTTCGTAGCGGCCAAGGACACGGCATCGGCCAATAATTCCAAGGTTCGGTTTTTCGGCATTAGCCAAGGATTCCGATGACCGCATCGCCTCGCAAGCGAAAAACACTGGCCACGGAGTTTGACGCCATCCGTGCCGACTACGACATGAGCCGGGAAAGCCGGTTCATCCGCCGACGCCAAGGACTGGCTCCTCGTGGCGGCAGTGCCGATTTTCATTATCGCACTGAGGAATTTTACTACCGCGACATCGAAAAAGCTCGGGACATGGACCGCAACGACGCCATCGTCGGGCAGACCATCGACCGGGCCGTCGCCAACATCGTTCAGGACGGTTTTACGCTCGACGTGCGAACCGGTGACAGCCAGCTGGACCTCGAGCTGTGGCAGCGGTGGCAGGACTGGAGCAGCAACGCCGACGCCTGCGACATGGCTGGGGAGTTCACTTGGCAGGACATCGAGCGGCACGTCATGCGGTCGATGCTGCTGGACGGTGACATCGTGGCGCTGGGCACTGCTGGTGGCCAGCTGCAGATGATCGAGGCTCACAGCATCCAGACCATCACGCCGCAGGAAAACACGTTCCTTGGCGTGACCCGCGACGCCTACGGACGCCGCACGCAGTACTGGTACAGTGCCGACAAACGCACAGGCGGCGTGCTGGCCGTTGTGGGCAACCAGAAAGAAACAGCCGAACCGATCAGCGTGCGAGACGAGAACGGCGACCGGGTGCTGTTCCACGTTTACAACCCTCGCCGAGTCAATCAGACTCGCGGCGTTACGGCACTGGCTCCGATCTTCTCCGTTGCCGGAATGTTTGAAGACATCAACTTTGCCAAACTGGTACAGCAGCAGGTCGTCAGTTGTTTCGCCATTTTCCGCAAACGCAACGCCATTGCCGGTGGCGGACCACTGCCATCGACCGACGGCTACGGCCTGCCGCAAACCGAATCGACCGGAGCCGGAACCCGCTACATCGAAAACATCGGCCCCGGCATGGAAATCATCGGGGCCGAGGGTGAGGAGCTGCAGGGCTTTTCACCGAACGTCCCGAACGCCGAGTTTTTCACGCACGTCAAGCTGATGCTGCAAATCATCGGCGTCAACCTCGGCCTGCCGCTGTGCCTAGTCCTGATGGACGGCAGCGAGACAAACTTCAGCGGCTGGCGTGGCGCGGTGGACGAAGCCCGCAAGGGATTCAAGACCAACCAGACGAACCTCCAGAACCGGCTGCACCGTCCAGTCTACGAGTTCAAACTGCGGCAGTGGATTGCCGAGGACCGGGCACTGCAGGCCGCAGCAAAGGCCAGCGGCGTCGACATCTTCGGCCATCGCTGGAACGCTCCAACGTGGCAGTACATCGACCCGGTAAGCGACGCCCAAGGCGACGCACTGCGGATTCAAAACGCACTGACCAGCCCACGCCGGCTGCACGCTGAAGGCGGCAGGGACTGGGAAGAAATCGCCGACGAGATTGTGGCGGATATGAGCTACGCCATCGTCAAGGCCAAGCAGCGAGCCGTCGCCATCAACAGCCAGTTTCAGGACAACGCACCGGTCCACTGGCGTGAGCTGATTAGCCTGCCGATGCCAAACGGCATCCAGATGACGATGCAAGACAGCCAAGCGATGGTTCAGCAGGCGGAGGCACAGGCCGAATCGACCGCTGCCGAGCAGGCACCGACCGCCGAGATGGTCGGCGTCGGCCGGAAGAACTGGCAAAACGCACGCAAGGCCATCAACGACATTCTGAAGGAACTGACCAGCGGGAAAATCAGCGAGCGGCGGGCACGGCTCGAGCTGGACAGTCTCGGCGTTCCGGCCAGCAAGATTGACGTTTACATCGAAGACGCCAGTGACGGCACGATTGACACGCCAGAGGAGCAGCTGACCGATGAATGAAATCAAACTCTACGGCGCAATCGGCTACCCCGGCATCACCAGTGCGACGTTCAAGTCGCTGCTGGCTGATTGCGATCCGTCGCAGGAGCTGGTCATTCGCATCGACAGCGAAGGCGGCAGCGTGTTTGACGGCTTGGGCATCCATGACGCGATCACCGCATGGCCGGGACCAGTGCGGGCAGTTGTTGAGTCCAGTGCGTTCAGCATCGCCAGCTTTATCGCAATGGCGGCAGGCAAGGTAGAGATCACCGAGAACGGCTACCTGATGCTGCACAACCCGTACACCGTGACCGAAGGCGACAGCGAAGAGCTGCAGAAGCAGGCTGACCTGCTGGGAAAACTTCGCGACAGCATGGTCACCGCCTACGCAACCAAGACAGGAAAGAGCCGCGAAGAAGTCGAGGCCGCGATGCGTGCCGAGACTTGGCTGGATGCCCGCGAGGCACAGGCCAGCGGATACGTCGATTCAATTCTGCCGACTGCCCGCAAGAGCGTGGCCGTTGCCAGATTCAAAGGAAACATGCCGGAGCGGGTCAATCAGTCGCTGAACGTCAGCGGCGACTCGAGCGGCGAAACTGCTGACCAAACGGAGACAAATCCCATGAGCAGCAATCCCAAGCCCGTCGCGACCGTGAAATTTATTCAGGCTCGCTTCGGCAAGGCGTCGTCGGACTTCATCGTCAAGGCAGTCGCTGCCGAGATGACCGAAGACCAAGTCGCCGAAATGTATTACAGCGAGATGATGACCGAGAACGAACAGCTCAAGGCCAAGATCGCTGCGATGGAAGAGGAGATGGTTGCACTCAAGGCCAAGGCCCAAGAGATGACCGTCACCGAAGTCGAAGAAGACGACGAAAAAGAAAAGATGGTCGTGATGCCAGCCGCCAAGGCTCGTCCTGGCGTGGCTCCGGTGGCGTCTGTCACCGCCTCAAAGCCGGTCGCCAGCGCTAAGGCCCAGTGGGAAGGCGTTGTCGCAACCTACACGGCACAAGGACTGAAGAAGGCCGACGCTGCTCGCAAGGCGGCACGCGAACACGCTGGCCTGCGTGATGCGGTCATCGCCGAAGCAAACAACAAGTAAACAAACACAAGGAGCGAAAACATGAGTCAATACGTAGAAGCATCAGTCCGTGGCTTTACCGCCTCGGCTGCAATCGGTCAGCACCTGCGAGTGTACCTCACATCCAGCAACACGTTGGCGCTGGCAGGAGCGAACGACTACGGCATCGGAACGATGGAAGACCCCTCAACGGCCGCCAACGAGCCAGTCGGCGTTCGTCTGAACAGCGCGATGGGAACCCGCAAGTGCGTGGCCAACGCCGCGATCACTGTCGGCGACCCGGTTTACCTAGCCGCATCGGGCAAGGTCGGCTCAAGCGGATCTGTTCGCTACGGCACGGCACTCGAAGCCGCCACTGCAGACAACGACGTGATCGAAGTCTTGGTCGACGGTAACACTGGCGGCGTGCAGCACCTGCGAACGCGAGTAACCACGGCCAACGTCAACGCTGGCTCGACCTTGCTGCCAGCGATTCCCGGCCGCAGTTACCGGCTTGTTGACTTGTCGCTGATTGCCATCGGCGGCAATGCCGCAACGGCAACCGGCGTGCAGGTTCGCGCAACGCAATCAGCGTCGGGCGTAACCCTGATGGACGCCAAGGTGGGTGGTTTGACCCAGAACACCTTGCTGCGAATCGGAACGGCGACCAACGGCCTGCCATTGGCTGGCGGTCTGTCGTTCGTTGCCAACGATGCCAACACTGCGATCACCATCATCAAGGACGGTAGCGACCTCGCAACCGCCACTCACATCGACGTGCTTCTCAGCTACGTCGTCGACGCCTAATACCCAAAACTGAAAAAGGAGCTTTCACATGCCATCACCCACCAGTGCTTTAACCACACTGCGGCCAGACTTGGCCAGCTTTTTGGAGTTCGACCTTGAAAGCGACCGCCTCGGCTACGTCGCCTCGCAGGTCTTCCCCGTCATTGATGTTGCCAGCCAAGCTGGTGTTTTCGGCGTGATCCCTGTCGAGCAATTGCTGCAGCAGCGGACCACCAACCGATCACCCGGCAGCGGTTACAGCCGTGGCAACTTCACCTTCAGCACTGCAACCTTCGCCTGCGAAGAACACGGTGCAGAAGAGCCAGTTGACGACCGCCAAGCGAAGATGTACCGCGAGTACTTCGACGCCGAGCAGGTGTCGACCCTGCGAGCATTTTCCGCCGTTCTGCGAAACGCCGAGCAGCGGGTCGCCGACGCCGTGTTTAACACGACGACATGGAACGGTGCCAGCCTGACCACCGGCATCACCCACGAATGGGATGACACGGTCAACGCCGTGCCGATCACCGATGTTGACGCTGCGGTCAAGAAGGTTTGGGACGGCAGCGGCCTGTGGGCCAACGCCTTGATCATCAACCAGAAGGTCTTCCGCAACCTGCGACGCTCTGCTCAAGTCATCGACGCCATTGAATCCAATGGTGCTGGCGACCCGTCCAAGCAATCGGACATCACTGCCGCACAACTGGCATCGGTGTTTGGTCTCGACTTCGTCATCGTGGCCGGAGCCAGCCGAAACAGCGCCAAGGAAGGCCAAACGTTTGCGGCCTCGCAAATCTGGTCGGACGAGTACGCAATGGTCTGCCGCGTCGCAACCTCGGCCGACATGGCCGAGCCTTGCATCGGCCGGATGTTCCACTGGTCGGAAGACGGCAGCAGCCCTGGCGGCACTGTCGAAAGCTACCGGGACGAAATCGTCCGAGGCAACATCATCCGCGTCCGTCACGACGTGGACGAAGTTGTGCTGTACGCACAGGCTGGCCACTTGCTGAGCAACATCACCACCTAGTGATTGGAGCCAGCAACCGTGGCGAGTCGGTTTGATCAGAGTTTCCAGACGGCCGCGTTTCCGCAACTACTCGCCGAGTTCGCGGAGCCGGTCGTCTATTATTTTGCCGGAGGGGGTTCACGCTCCATTGACGCCATTCTGGAGCGTAACCCTCCGGCTATTTTCGACCAAGCCGG